AAGTTGATTTTAGGGCATAATCAACGCCTTTACCAGCGTATCCCATTGTCGGAATATCGGCCAATCCAACAGCGGCTTCGCCAAGTCCAACGGTAGCGCCTTTTGCTAAAGACACCAGTGGGTCTTTGACAACTCGTTCAAATATACCGGACGGTTGGGTAGAAGGCGCACTTGGGCGTATTTCCTCTAAATACTTTTCAACTTCCATGTATTCTTGGATTTCTTCTAATGTTGCCATTTAAAATTAACTCCTACCGCTGGCCGAATAGATTTCTCTTGTTTGCCCATTCCGCTAATTGCCTGTTATACTCTACCGCTTTATTAAACTCCGCCGCCTGCTCACTTGGGCTTTTTGGTGCAATAGGGGATACCCTACCAGCAGCGGTTTTCCATTTATCCCAATATTCAACATCTGCTTTATTGAGTTCTTCGGGCGTCATTTCGTGTGGACGTTTTTTCTTTGCCACTTCTTGAGTTTTAGGATAATTTGTTTTCGGCTGGCCTATTTTTCTTAAATCCTCAACAGTCATGTTATTCGCCCTTAATATTTGAACAGCCGTTCCCGCATCTACGCCTTTTAATGCAGATAAAACTTCTTCGTGAGAGTTGTATTTTCGTACAACCCCTGACGAACCAACTCCCTCTGCTGCCGGAGCTTTGATTTTAGAATCACTGATATACTTTTGCATTGCGGTACTTGCAATATTTAACGCATCTCCGGTAGTGAACCCCTGTGATATTGCTGTTTCGTATGCCGACAATCCTTTGTTGTATAAGAGGGAAACTGGGATGTTTGTGCCTTTAATCATCGTGTTTTGAAACGTGGTCTTCCCGTAATTTCCGTCATCAACTAGGGCTGTCATTGTCTCATTTAAGTTTTTTGTGGGAATGTCAAGGTATTGCGAAAAGTGCTGGTGCATGGCATCTTCAAATACATCTCTATGCTGCTTCTCTACTTTCTGGCCTTTAGGTCGTTCTTCATTGCCTGCCTTTGCCAAAGCCTCTTTTGCCTGTGCTTCACGCAATGCGTTCAAGCCACTGTTCTTTGCGGCTTCCGCCCTCTCTTGGAGTATTTTATCAAACGCCCCTAGCCTGTTGGCGACAATCGCTCTCCCCTCGGCTTCCACGGCGGCTTTCTTGCCTAGTTCCTGCTGAAGATACTTGTCGCGGATTTTATTGAACGCCTCAAAGTAAGCACCAGACTGCGGGCGGTAGTAGCGGTCTAAACCCGTCCTCTTCATCTCCGCGTGGGCGTTGATTTCGGCTATTCTGTTCGGGTCGGAGCTAATGATATGTTGCTCGTTCTCCCCCTCTTTCAGCCCCCACATCCCGTAGGTCGGCCTTTCTAATTGCGCGGCACGTTCCTGTGCGGCTCTGGTTTCCAGAATACGCTGGATTTCACTTTCGGCGGCAGACATCGTAGGTTTCTGGCCGATAATGCGTAGGGTGTCAACGTCGTTATTGTCGTTGGCTCGTTTGATTTGTCCTAACTGATCCATTGTTAAGGTAGCCATGATTCACCCCCTACACATAATCCGTGTATCTGTATTTCTGCCGGTTGTTGGCTTCTTGGCCAAGCCCTGCGTTGTAACCAATAGCGCTCATTTTCTTTGCGTAGTCTGCTGCTGCCATTCTGTTTGCAATCTCGGCGTCCTGTGCAGCCTGCTGGTTTTTGTAGTTTAGTATATTTGCATACTGCTGACTTCCTATTTGGTTTGCTGTTCCAAAGGCTTTAGATACACCCCCTGATTTTGCCTGTAAAGCCTGCTTAATGCCATATTTGCGCTCTGTGGGGTTTAATGCATATAGTCTGGCAATAATATCATTGGTGGTGTCGTTGACTTCCCTGACCATAGAGTTTGCAACCTTCTGGACTTCTGCCTGCCTCGCCCTGTTGTCCCACTGTTCGTATTGCGGAGCCGTAAGAGAAAGCCGTGGAAGCGAATTAATCTGTAAGGCCATCTGTCGTGAGGCGTATTGGGCTGGTGAGGCGTATTGGGCTGGCGAACCGTAGGAAATAGCCGATGGTCGTGAACCGCCGGAATACTGCGTTCTTAACCGTAGCGCATCCTCGGCGGCGCTCTTTGCGTCCATTCGCTTATTCCACTGTTCAATGTCGTAGTCTAGCCCGGCGTAACCGCTTGGGTTGTAATAATTCTCAAAAGCCCAAGCACTAATAGGATTGCCTTGCTCATCATAATAATCTGCCATTACCTTGCCCTCCCTGCCCTTAAATTAAGCTGCAAATCTCTTAAGTAACTTACCACCAAATGAACATAATTACTGACTCTATGCACCACCAACGCCCCAAAGAGATATATTGAGTTATTAAATAACACATAAATAATAAGAACTAAAGTCCCTATCCATACACTCATACAGTAGGGACATTCCAGTAAGTGCGTATCAAGTCTCCGGCTGTGCAAAAACGGCGTTCTTGCAATAAGCCATTCTCTTATTCCCTGTAAAGGTGCGGCCTTTTTCCAGAGTTCCACAAGGGCTTCGGTGGCTATGATTAAGATAAGATAATTCATAAAATCACCAATTATACTTTTTAGTATAATTAATTGTACTAATTGGTATATTTGCAGGAAATGTATTAAAAGACACAATATCGGTTTCCTTAATCATATTAACACCATGGCACATTTTGCTTATTTTGGCACACATCATGCTACGGGTTCTTTCCAGTTACAGGGCATACAGCCGATGTAGCCTGACGGATTGCCGCAGCATGGGCGGTAGCGCCGCATCTTCCTTCCACATATCGGACAGGGTTTATCTACTTCACCTTCTGTTGTTCCTGGCAGATCATCTTTCTTATCTCGTCTTTTAAGTGTTCTTATATAATCTGTTATTGGTATCCCAGATTTTAAGAACGCATTCCAATCTTCTACTGTCTTGCTACTATCCAGAATTAACCCGCAACCCTTACATACAAATTGAGTATTCACATTCTCTGGATTAGAAGGGAATACTCTGAACTTCATTGAACTATTGCAATCAGGGCATAAAGGTCTTTTAATCATATGTATTCGTACCCTAACCTACTTAAAATCAATGTAATCAATTAAAATAGACGCGTCTTTAGTTGCGGGTGTGCGGCTGGATACAGATAATACAATTCTAAAATCTGTAAGACGACCAGCAGGCACCCCATAACTGAATAAATCTATGACTTTCTCTGTCCCATCTCCCGGTCCAATTAGGTAAAACGGAGGATTTGTTGCCGCGTAATAATGAAAAAATAAATATTTACCAGATGTAAAGATTCCAATATAGTTAAATCCTGATGATATAGATGTAGTACATTTAATCTTCATCTTACCTTCTACCAAAACAGGTAATTCATTTGGTGTAACGAGTTGATCTAACCACAACCAAATACTTCTCTCACCGGACGAAGTTCCTTGAAGAGTCAAATTAAGCACTCCATTTGTTAATGAGACTAAACTGGAGCCAGTTCCATCTATGATAGAATCTGGTAATTCGGGGCATATTGTAATCACATTGGAGTGTCTCTTGTAATTCCACGTATGATTTTTGCAAAGAATTGGTGTAAGAGAATCATCCCAATCTTCCCATATCCCACCAACAGTCACAGTTTTCTTAGCGCACTTTTTATCTTTATCATCTGCTAATACAGGAGTAATCCAGATTTCATACTCTCCAGCAGTATCAGGGGCAAAGTATTTGCTTCCTATAAACTCTCCGCCGGTTGCATCCATTTCATAAGCGCAACCCGTAAGACCACCGGAAATGGTATATTCAGCCGTTTCATTCACCTTGACGGAACTGGGGCCGTGGATTTTAATATTCGATGACGATTTTCTAACCGGCCCATTAACCCCAACAAAAGACTCTACCGTGATGCTTTCCGAACAACAAGTATGCGGCATATAAATCAAAGGGCATTTCTTGTTATATTCCCGCAATGCGCTCCATTCACTATCCGTAGGGATAAAGGTTCTTGTGCGATGACCAAACAGGCTATCCCACAATTCGTAGCAGGTTCCTTTCGGAGCTGTGTCTGTAAAGTCAACATCGGGCAAGTCTGTGGGGTCAAAAAATTCAGGGTTCTGATATTGATATTCAAGTCCTTGATAATCTGCATCACTCAAATAAGGTAACTGGTTCTCTGATTCCGCAAATGCTCCATAGGTGTCTTGGATATATTTTTGTGAGGTCTGCTTTTGAATGTCCTCATACCCCTCATCTGTCCAATAAGGAAGTCGGGAGTATTCCTTGTTGACAATTAAGTGTCGTTTGTTCTTTGGTATCATGTAGTCACCAACTGCATCTTTTCTGATACATACATCAAAGTAAAAGCATCAGTTCCTGAATTGCTCAACTTGATTCCGATATGACTCCCTTGTGTATTGGGGTGCTTCTGGTCGGATGTCAGTTCTCTGGTCTTGAACATTTTGTGTCTTAAATAATAAATCGCAAAAGACCCGTCTGTGGCAGAAGTGAATTTCAAACTTAAATGCTTGCCTTGAAGATTAGGGAATCTGATTCTTTTGCGTATCATTTCAGCGGCTTCCATCGAACCGGAAACTATCGCTGATTCAGTAATAGAGTCCACCAAATGCAGGGCGTCCATTGAATCGGTTGCCGTAGCTGATTCAGTGGTAGGCACGTAAGCGGTTCTTTCGTTTCCGAAGGCGTCTGATGCCTCTGCGGACTCCCCAAATGAGTCAACCAAATGCAGGGCTTCCATTGTATCCGAAGCCCCCGCCGACTCAGTAGTATATTCTATAGGGGAAATACCGGCCATCGTATCAGATACTACCGCTGATTCGATTATACTTCCTTCAATATTGTAGTATTCTTCTGATGGAGGGGTAAAGTTGGATGTCCACCTAGCAATCCCTTTTGAAAACCTAAATTCGTCAATCCAGCCATTGAAAAAATCAGTAGGCGCGCCTGGATTTGCAGCCCCAATTAACGGGGTTGCTGTTGAATTATATATAGTTCCTAAAATGGTTTTGGTAGTTTGCTTGCTCCCACCTATGTAGATGTCGAGATTACTGCCATTTCTAACACACGCAACATGATACCATGTATTTACAGACGGTGTATGGGTGGACATTCCTATTAGACTTATTTGCTTTGTCCCATTTGTAGAATAACAAAAGTACCATTTGAAATCACCAGAATACAACAAAGCCATTGCGTAGTTGGACGAATGCGTTGTTCTTTGAGAGTATAAAGCAGCAAGAGACCCAGCCCCCGGAACCGCATTAAACCTAACCCAAAAATCTATTGTGAAATCACCAGAACCAACATCGAAATCTGCGTGATCTGGCGTTGAAATATAGTCGCTATCTCCATCGAGCAGCAGGCTTGCAGTTCCAAATTTCTTTTGTGCTGTATCTAATTGTGCTGTTCCCGCACCTGTCCAAGTCTTTCCAGACTCGTCCGTAAAGGTAGTGCTTGTATCGCTACCATTAAAGTGAAGTAATGCTTTTGTATAGGAATCGTCAACAGCCATTTACAAATCCTATGCTGCGTTTGCTATTGAAATTGTGCAATAAATCTTAAACGTATCTGTATTCTCTACCGCTTTCCCTGCGCTGAACTTAGCATAACAAAACAGAGTTCCACCACCTGCTGTATCATTTTTGGTATCAGCAGCAGTCCCGCCGCCTACTAAAGCCCCGCCGTAAAGAGTTTTGGTTTCCGTTGATGTATAGACTGCTTTGTTTGCGGAATTGGTAATGGACTTAGCAGTAGATTCAGCTTCGACAAATTCCTGTCTGGTGGCTTCTGAATACCCGTCCCATTCGGTAAACACCGGAACAGCATATGTCATTGTAGTAGCTGCCGTGGTGTCGGTTTCAACCGGGACGATATACCAAGTAGTAATCTGGGTTGCACCGTGGAACATAATGTTAAGCCAAGCATTTAAACCCTCGTTGGTAATGGTGTTGGGTCTGTCCAATTCAGCCCACTTTAAATTACCGTCTTTGTCGTAGCACTCAAAATTCCATCTTGAACCAGCGATTGCTTTTAAAATCATTTCCCGTTTGGACTCGACACTTGCGCCCATTGTGTCTATTGCTCCTGATTTCTCTTCCATATCCCCTCCTATGTCGCTATGGTAATGTCTGTTTTCGCTATGGTGTCTGCGTAAGGCGTCAAGGTGCAAGCCCCGTTCACTCTTACAACTATCTCGTCTAAAAATAAGTCATGCCCCTGACCGTCATATTCCATTGTCAAAGACCCCGTAAAAGAAGTGTCAACGTCCTGTGAACCGTAATTTGTTTGGTACACTGTTCCGTCTGCCGTCCCTCCGGCGACTTGTAAAACAGTATATTGGCCAGAAGAGGCTTCTACTTCGGCATGACACGCAAAGGGTTGGGTAAGTTCATCGGTTGACCATTTCCCGGTTTTAACGTCATAGACCAGAAAGACGTTTGGAACCGTAGCTGTCGAGCCTGAAACAATCCCCATTCTAATCACGTTATAAAGGGAATCATAGTCAATCCAATGTTCCTTATCGTAACCTCTTCTAATACAGACTGATTCTCTGGTGTCGAAGTAATCCTGAATGTCGGTAGATATGCAGACGATGTTCTTACCGTCCGTCATAAACACACCGTATCTTGAAAGGAATACAGCAACCGCCCTTCTAACTACTTTCTCGTTAGGATCAACATTGGGAACGTCCTCGATGACTACTGCTGTTTTGGCTGAATACGTTCCTAGAACAGTTGAAAGAACTCTCTTCCCAAAAGTCGCAGGGGAATAGCCTTCAATCAGTGTCAAACATCCACCGTCCTTACCCTTCTCTTCTTGCCACACTAACAGTTCGTTGTAGAACTTCTTAATACAGATAACCCTGTTGGCTCTTCCATCTCCTACATCCTGAAGGGCTGAATCATCTCCATTGATAACCATAGGGTTATGAGAAGATGAAATCATAATATAACCGGGTGCTTTGTCGAAAGAATACGCTGCTCTCTGTTTGAAACTAGAAAGAGCGTAGCACTTGCCCCAATCTTCCATCTTAAAATAGGGCATGGTTTCGATGGAAACCACCATGTCGGCAGTTAAAGTCTGGTTGAAAGAAACCTCATACCAATAGGTAAATTGGTCGGAACTCTGGAACATGGTAGGCTGTTCGTCTGAAGGATGAGAAAAAGTCACCCAACCGTCCGAAGCAAATGACTTGGAATCCACTATCGTAGAGTCGTTCACGGAAACAGTCGCAAAAGCACTTCCGTTCCAGTATTTCACTCCGATGGTGGTAGCAGCGGTTTCGTTAGGGACTTCACCCACGGAAACATAGAAGCCTACTATGGGGTCAACGGAGTTAAAGTAGAACTTATCGCTAGAGGTTAAACCACCAATTTCAATTACGTCACTTGAATAATACTGATAAGTAGCTGATGAATTGATATAGACATAAGCCTCAATGGAACTCACCGGTACTCCATCCCATAAAGATTGAACTTCCATCCAATCAGAATTATAGGTGACTTCGGTTACTTCAACTTCTGAATCCAAAGCACCTGAAGCAAGGGATAGTCTATACCAGTACCCATTCGCCCCGAACATATACTTGGGTAGATGGTCTGTGGTCATTGTCCAAGTCATTGAACCTGATTGGGCTAACGAAGCCCCTGTAACGGCGGTTCCATCGGAAAGAGCCGTTACTTCCGTCCATGCCCCATTCCAATAGTGCATCTGGGCAACTGCGGCACTTCCATTGGCTTTTCCTATTGTGAAGGTAAAAGTATCAGCAGGGGTTTCGGTTCTAATAAACACACAGTCATATTGAGCCAGAGTCCCTAACGAGTCCAACACGGCACAAGTCGTAGAATCACCGTCCGCAACTTGAATAGAATAGTCATTCCCCATCTTAGGAACGTCTGGAATCGCCGCAGCGCCTTTGTAAACGATGAAGTTTGAAACATATTCTGTTTCACCAGAGAATATCCTCGGATAACCCGTTCCGTCTGAATACAAAAGGTGGTCGTCAATGACTGCCCAAGAAGCAGGGTACATGGTTCCTGAAGTATTATAGACACTGGTTCCGAAAGTAGTTCCTACCGTGGGTGGGTTATTAGACGCTTGTAATACATCCCCGTCACTCATTTGGGCGTAGAACTTGATTTGATTCTGTTTCCCTTTGGAGAATCCGTAAAGGGTTATTACCTTATTCACACCGTCAGCGGTGGTATTGAGTTTTCTACACCCTTTTCGTTTGACGAATCCCGGCCTCAAGGGTCTTAAATTGACAATCTCGGAGAATCCCCCTAAAGGCAGTTGGTAAATCTCTCGGACAATATCAATCCCGCCTTCAAGAATTTGGTAGTCTAATGCGCCCATCAGCTTCCCGTCATTCAAACGGCTGTTCACGCCTTTGACGGGAGTTAAAACAGGGTCGGCTTTATTTACAGTAGAGCCTTTAATCATATCTCGTCTCCGAACGTGCCGTGGGAAGATTGACTAGGTTATATCTGGTTGTGTAGTTCAATTCGCTTTGGTAAATCTGCTTATAGAAGTCAGACACAATAATATTGCCTCTTTTTAAGTAGGCTAAATGACAAGCGTATAAGACGACCAATGGCCTGAAGGCCGGTGGGATTTCTGGAATCTGCGAATCAACGCTTAAGTCAGTAGGCTTGTCGTAGATATACCCGTTTAAAGAGTAGGTGGCGTCCGGCAGAGGGTTAATGCCTACTTGTGCGTTTCCCTGCCACCAATATAAAGGCTTGCTCTTTTCCGGTAGATGCCCGTCCGCTACGGGATATATCTCTATTAAAGAAACCGGCGGGGATGATAAGTATTCAATCGTGTCAACATCGTATCCCGTGTAGCTGATTGTTCTGGTTCCGTTGGTGGTGCTTAACGAGTCAATGTTTTGGATGCACCCAGAGATTTCGGCAATCTCCCTTATTCCGTCATTGATAAGATAATTCAATTCCGCATTGGTGAACAAAGCCGCCGAATCATCGAAAAGCAAATCTCTGGTTCTGGTGCGTATCCCCTTTAAGGTATAGGGGTAAGTGTCCAGAGTCAGGTTCGCAATCGTTCCCGTAAAGACAGTTGACCCCGCGCCGTCACCGACTGAACTAACTCCCCAAAGGTATCGCCAATCTTTTAACTCCGTAAGAGTGACGGTTAGAGTATCAACCAGTTCGCAGTATTCCCGGTCGGTGTAAATGTAGCAATAAAGCGTTCCGTAAGTCCCTACTGCCTCATCTCGGACAATCCTCAAATAATAATCCGTCGCCAAAGACAAAGCCGATGAAGTGTCCGTGGTGCTGACGGTGGAGTTTCTTTCCGTGAGGATTAAAGCCCCGTTTGTCCAAGCCAAAGCAATTAAATCAGTATTGGCGGTGATTAAAGTCCCTATAGGATTGGCAATGGAGTCACTCATTCCCCATAAATAACAAGACTCCGTTCCCGTTCCGACCGTGACTTTAATGTTTAAGCTATGTTCAAAGTCTCCGCTGAAATAACCCGCACCGAAGTCATATGTCAGTTTCAGAGTTTCATCTGTGTCTAGGGAAGCGATCGTTAAAGTGTTCGCCGCAACCGTCAACCTAGATGCTGTATCAACTTCAATATATGCGGTGTAGTCCTGTAAGTTACTCATTCTTCACCGCCTCCGGTATGCTGGTTAAAATCCTTCCGTCCTGTTTTGGATAAGTCCTAATAAACTTCTTTAACTGGATGGACTCAATATACCTGTTGTACGCATACGCCCCTTGCTCCCTTCTTCCTTTCCTCATGTAGCATCGTGATACGGCATACCAAATCAGGTCTTCGTGGTAGGTAGCGGGAATGGTAGGCTCGTCCGTGTCGGAACTCATTTCAATTAACGGGTAGTCGGAAATCGTCGCATAGAGCGTATAGACAGCGGCGGGGATAGGCTCGATAAGAACAAAACCGCCCCACTGTGTCCAGTATTGCGGAGTTGTCCCGGTAAGCGGAAGCCTCCCGAAATGCTTTAATGTGATTTTGGGCAAACCTACCCGTGTTCCCGTTGTCGGGATGTATTCAAGGTTCTTTACTTTAAACCCGGAAAACTGAACACCCCTTGTAGAAGCCTTTGTTGCCAGTGAATCAATGTGTTCAAGGCATCCTGTCTTGGCAGCTATATCTCTTTCAGCGTCATTCAAAAACCTGTTCAAGACTGCGCTGGTAAAGATAGAGGAGTTCGAGTCTTCGTTGGTTATTGTAAGAACCCGCGTTCTTAAATCCGAAAGGTCTGGATAGGCCATTCGCGCTCCTAGATGTTATTCCAATCAACCGCTTGCGGAAATTCAACCGGCGCTCGCCTGTCATATCGGTTCGCAATTAAATCAACATTCTCAATCACCATTCTACTTAAAAGGTTCTCCCCAACAGCTCCCTCGGTTTTAATCCCTCGGTAATACTTGACTGCGTATTCGGCAATCAAATCGTCAAAGAGTTCATTAAAAGGAAGTGTCGCGGTTGTGGTTGTGATGGAAGTCGGCCTTTGGAAGTAGTCCGCTTTAATCGTGTAGTCAGAAGAGGTGTGAGGCGTGACATAGAGCTTCGTGCCTCGAATCTTGTAGTGCTTTGGTTCGCCGGTTGACGGGTAGGCGATCTCAACATCCACAGAAGGAAGAGGTGTTAGGGTGTAGTCCTTCCCGTCAATATAGGGTTTCCCCTTCAAGCCCCAAAAGTCACTTGGCAGATACCCAAAGGAATCATCTGAAGTAATCGTGACATCCGAACCAGCCAAAGCCGCCGTGACCTCGTCGGTAGAAACCAAAGTCAAGGTTCCCGCCGCTACGGTATCAATCCTGAACGGGCCTTCGTTACCCGAAGAATCCGTGGTAATCGGCATATCCGCTTCAAAGCCTTCTGTGACAAAGGCGCTATCCGAATCGGTAATCGTGTCCGGCCCCGAATCTGTAAAGGCTATTGTGTTTGACGTATAACTAACCTCGGCAAACACCTTCACTTCCATCTGGCCTGTGATTAAGTCAGACTCCAAGACATACAGCCTTTTGGCAATGGTTCTGACGGCCTGATCCACCACATGAACCAGGTCATCAATGGTCACTTGTATGTCTGGTCTGTATTGGATATAGTCGTAAATCGTCTGAACTGTGGACATTTATGCCCCCAAGAAGATTGTCCTAACGGAAGTCAATTCCGATAAGTCCTCCGCGTCCTTCACTTCCAGAGGAACAGTCTCGATTTCATCAACTTTGCCCCATACATACATGGCTGTTCCGGTGGTTACTGGTTGGCCGGTAATCCTTGTCCCCGGATAGATAAGGTCAAGTTTGGCTTCACCCGTTCCGGCGGTTCCACCCAACGAAACAAACTGCTCCGTGACGGCGGCATTTTCAGGAAGCTGACCACTATACCCCCAAATCAGAATCGGGTAAGTCGGTGTGCAGACGTTTGAAGCGGCGTTCATAGACTCTTCCGCGACAAATCGGTTATACAGGAAACCGGAAGAAGGCTTTTTAATGTAGGTCACAACACAAGAAGTCACCGCGTCCGCAGCGGCAAAGGTCAAGACACCCGTAGATTGAGTAACGGCACATTCAGTAGTCGCGGCGGTGTCGTCCTTGTCCAGCATCAAGCAGGCATTTGTTGAGGTAGTTCCTGTGGCGTTAATGGCCTGAATAGCAATCGGGACATTATCCAATGTGCAAGTATTGGTGGCGACGGTTTGAGCTTCTTCCTGAACAAGATTATCCCAAACGTCTTTCCACGCTTGAGTGATGTAGGTTACATAAACCGTGTCGGAGAGGTCGTAGATATATACGTTATCAATGCTCATTGCGCTTGTGCCGGAGGGAGTGAACGCCAATCCGTCAGTAGTCGTCGCCGTAATATCTTCCGTGTAAGTCCCGTCCGCTGTTCTTGCGGTTCCCGAAGCCCCACCCAAGCCAATCGTCAAAGCACCAGAGGCATAACCAGAAATGGTATAAACCGTTCTATAAGTATGCCCAACGGTCGCAGCAAAGGTATTGTGGGCTAAGGTCGCAGTCTTTGTACTAGATGCTTTGGTGGCCACACCTGTTCCAATAGACCAATCATCCCCGGCAGTCCAGCCCGTCGCGTCTCCAAACGCTCCGTTAGCAATTTCATTCGTGACAGGAAGAACGGATAACGTCGCTCTTTCGCCTTCCGCAAAGATAGCGTCCGGTTGTGCTTCACCATAGGTAATGGTAGCGCCAGAGGTGGAAAGTTTCAGTGGAGCATCGGCGTGGTAGATACCCATAATGTAAGCAGGTGGGTAGTTAAGCGTAATCTTCCCCGCAGCCGTTGGCGTGTGCTGTTCCTCAAAGACAATCGGCGGTGCGCTTTTGAAGACTTTGAATTTGTTGTTGGAGTAATCGTAGGAAATCGAAAACCCCTTCTTGACTTCGGGAATACACATCTCAATGTTGTGCATCCCTAATTCCTGATCGCTGTCAAAAGATTCGCCGCCATACGGATAAGATGAGTCGAAATCAACATCCGCAATAACGGCGGCGACATCCCCAAACACATGATATTTTTTATTGCTTAATGTTATAGCCATTTCGCCCCCTTACCATCCCCACGCAAACCAAAGCCCGTCTGCGTCGGCAGTCGTGACCACTGTTACAGGATCATTCACCGGGAAAGTCTCGTTGACAACCGGATCATCCGCGACAACCGAAGACCCCGTATGTTGGAGTTTCAACTGTAGAACTTTGTGAAGCCCCGTCCGAATATCCCCACCAGAGGAACCCCCGGTGTTTGTAAACGCCCCCATCATAAACCGCATCTGCCCCATAGGAACTTCATGGAGTAAAGTATTGGAAAATGCCATGATTCCCTCCTATGTGTGCTGGTCTCCGAACGCTAACCAGTTTCCGTCAACGCCATCATCCGTGACAATCGTAATCGCGGAGCCGTCTAATCCGTTGGCCGTAAAGGTTTCATTTACCACGCAAGCGTTACCGGCAACCGTCGCACCGCCGGGTTGAAGAATCAACCCATAGCAACGGTTCAGTCCGGTGGCAATGTTTCCACCTTTGTCGCCTGCTTCGTTGGTAAATGTTCCCATTGACACAGCCATCGAACCCCAAACGTCGCGCTGTGTTACGCTTGCTGTAAAAGCCATTGTTTGTCCTCCTTATGAAAAGGGTGAGGCCGAAGCCCCACCCCTCAAAAAAACTAATCCAGCGTCAGGAAAATCGGGGTGAAAAATCCTTTTACTGCCGCCGTGGAATAAATCGCGCCAATCTGTGGGCTGGTATAACCCGCCATTGTCAACGTGGTGTAATCGTCCGTGCCGGTAGTCATCATCATACCGACCGCCGCCGTATCGCCGCCCTTCTGGACACAGAAGCCACCCGTCTGGAACCACAAATACTGCCCAGAGGAAGCCGCACACATCGCCATACCCGTCGGGAAAACAGCGACATCCGTCCCAATCGCCACCGCACTCCACGGATTGCAGAACAGAGAAAAATAATCATCCGTGTAGGTAGCCAGTTTCAGGGGTTCTTTCAGGGTAACAGTAATGGTCGTTGACCCTGTGGAAGTTGTAGTGTGTGAAGCAATCGGGTAATACAAGCCAGCCGTTCCAGAACCAGCGCGGTAAACAACCAGATAACCATCATCATACTGATTGGCGGTGACTTCGGTTGCCCCGACATACACGGTTACATTGGTCGAACCGGCTGCATTGGCCGCGCCGGACGTTTGCACTTGTGCAATATGGTTAGCGGTAGCCGCAGCCGCCTGTGTTGCACCCCCGGCAACCATCGTCGCACCAGCCTTTCCATAACGGAATCTCCGGCCATCTTCTGTTTCGCGGATAGCCCCTAACGTGTGTAATTTGGTTGCAGAAACATCATACAAACCCTGCGCCCAAGCATTAATTCTTACAGGTTCAGTCATTTTCTTTTCTCCTTTTTAAAAGTTATTAGCTGAGGTTGCTGTGACCGGCCTGTGCTTTCCGGTTCGAGCAGACGATGTTTCCGTGAAATTTAACTTTCATGGACTTCGCAAACACATTGGCGGTAATCAAATCCGCCCACGGCGTCCGGGTGAAGAACCCATTTTTATGCACCGCCCATCCCAGGAAATTACTGTTCAGCAGGAACAAGTAACCGGAGGGGCAGTAGTCATCAGCCGCGATAATCTTCTGCTCGAAAACCAGATTAGTGAAACCAGCTTTGGCCGTGTCGGTGTCCGGCTGGAATCTCTGCTGAACCTGCAAACGTCCCGCAATGATGTTAAACAGGGCTTCGGTCGTCAAACCGATGTCCGGCTTGCCTTTCGGCCCATCGTAAATCTTTGCGGAGGTCGCCAGCGTCCGAATCACATCCAGCGAAATGCCTTCCGTGGTCGTGGTGTTCACAGAGGCCCACGGGGTAGAACCATCAGCCGCAACCAGGTCGGTCGGGGTAATCTGGCCGTAAGCCGTGGACGTACCGCCAAAGCACATGGAAAGCAGACCGGAGATTTCCGTCGCCCCGTCAGCCGCAGAGTTGTAAACCTGCTGGGCAATCTTCTTGGCAATGGTCTTCTGTGCGTTGGAAACTTTCTGCACAATCAACTTGACTTTGCCGTAAGAACCGGAGTTGGCCAGTTCATCGGTGTCAAAGATGGTCGCGTTGCCATAGGCATTCTTGAGAGCGAACTTGGCCGCGTTGACGGTCGTGGTGTCGTCGGAAGAAATCGCACCGCCGCGAGCATAGAACCCGCCCTGGCTCATGTCATATTCCAGAGGAATCTTGACATTCATGGTATCCACTTTCTCGAAGATACCAAATTTCTTGTTCAGGAATTTATCCATGAAGAAAGACGTATTGAAGTAAATGTCAAACGCCTTTCCACCATCGGTTTTGTAATAGTCGTCAGTTACAGACTGAAGTTCCGTAAAGGTCAAACTCATAATAATATCCTCCACTTAGCATCAGTGGGCTGTTCTCAAACGGTCTAACCTTTTGGCAAGGACGTTATAAAGCCCACCTTGCGATTTCACATTTTTCAGTTCTTTGTCTTCGGTATCGGTTCCGGGGCCACCCGGCCCTGCGCCCAATACCCTTGCCTGTTTCTTTGCCTGCCAGTTCTTATTGACCTTTTCCTCGGTCTCTTTAATGGCCTTCGCTCTGGCTTCTTCGATTGCTTTCTGCATCCGCGTTTCGTAGGTCATGGCGTGATAGGCGCTGATCGGGTTATGTCCAGGATTTGCCTCAATGAATCTGACAATCTCCCCGGAATCCCACATGGGCTTGAAGTCCTTGTGTTTGTCTTCAAATTCCTTGTAGGTTCTCTCGATGCTAACCTTTTTGTTTTCAGCTTCCCGTTCAGCCCTGAAGTCTTCCTGCATTTTCATCAGGGCTTCAGACTTGACCTGCGCATACATATTCGCCGCAAAACCTTTGGGGTCTGTGGCCTGCCATTCCGCAATCTCTTCCGCTGTGAGCGCTGTAATATCCTTGTAATCCGCTTTCACGGGGGGCTTTTCAACTTGAGTCTGTCTTTTGAGCGCTTCAAGTTCTCCTTCCAGTTTAGCCCTTGCAATCCGTTCCTGTTCAACGGCTTTTTTAGCCTCTTCCCTTTCCCGTAACATTTCCTGCCAACGGGGGTGTTTGTCGAAACGGGTTTCATCTCCTTCACTTGTTGCGTCCTTCTTCGGTTCGGGAGTGGTCTTGTCTTCCCCTTTTCCAGCATCTTCGTCCTCTTGTTTTAGCGTCTCTTTTGACGGGTTCAGTTCCGTGACATCGCCTTCACGGTCGTGAATGAGGCCGATAGAGTCCGGGTCAAAGGCCGGTCTGTCATTCGCTGTGGCCGACGATTCCACAATCTCTTCTGAGGTGTTTAGCGTCGTCATGTTTTCTTCCATTTTATTTCCTTTCGTTTGAGTAATAAAAAAACCCCGATGACCAAAAGCGTTGTGCTTCTGTTCAACGGGGCCTAAGCGCGGTTGATTTGGCTGATCGTTGCGTAAAGGAAACGAAAGCCATTATGGGATTATTTCTTTACTCCCTCTTTCTCCAACTGTTCCAATAAGGAAACAGCCATTTTCAAACATCGTAGTAAAATATGAACAATCGCCTTGCTTTCAGGACTAAGCATGAAGTTCAAGCCTCTGCCTTTCTCGCAATCTCTGGTAAAGGTTCCCTGCGATTTTATCCATGTCCGGTTCGGGAGGCTTACGGTAAGTTGGCGGAGCGCCGTGTTCCGTCCAGTCCACGGGACGAATCTTCTCTTCTTTCATCCACCGTTTGTAATTCTCCCTTGTTGGATGTTTGATAAATTCCTGAACGTGAGGTGCCTTGTTCTCTTTATCCACAACTTCCAATACAGATTTGATCCAGTTCGGGTTCTCCGAATTTACATATACCCCCGGCAATGAGATTATTTTCTTCGCCTTGCCACCGCATTTACAATCGACGGTTTTCTGTTGGGCGTCAACAAAGTGTTCGGTTACTTTTTTACATTTTGGACATTCGTAATCACAAAGAATCATCTGCGATTCCTTTCTTCCTGGTAATTCTTATACATCCCGCCTTTGGTTTTCTGGTGCTGGCGGAACATCGAATAACAAATTGCTACAGCTTGTTTGTTGTCCTTTGCGGTTCCTTCGTCCAAGACGATTGGAATACACCGTGAAACAAAGTCTTTCTCAGTCTCATTAGCGTTAGGTGTCGGCATTACTCTTCTTCCTGATTATTGCTCTTTAACCCGCGTTCCTGACGTATCTTGTTGCCAAAGGCTCTGTTTTCTCTTTCGCTCTTTTGAATATCGGCAACCACTTTGGCTCTGTCAATTTTTAGTTGCTCGTTGTCATACTCGACACCCGCAAGCTGAACCTGTTGTTTTACCTGTTCTGTAATGGCTTTCTGTTCGGCCAACTGCGCTTCGGCTTCAAACCTTGCGGCCTCGGCCATTCTCGCTCTGGCTTCGGCTTGCTTCAACATAATGTCGGACTCTTCTTTCGGGTCGGGAGGCGGTTCGCCACTCTGAACGGCCTGGATAACTTCTTCAAACTTAGGCACTTGCCCGTCCCTGATAGCTCTCTTGAAGTCGTTGTCTTTCATGCCTACCAAAGCGTTCATATACTGTGCGAACTCTTCCGGCATACCCAAAGCGGCCATTTTCTCGGTAAGTTGTCCAATGGCTCCCTGCTTCATTCGCTTGACAACTTCGGAGCGTCCTGACCATTCTAAATGGTCTAACAGTTCTTCTTGGTCAATGGCTTGTTTCTCGAATAACGCAATGGCCTCTTCCCTCAACTGAATCTTGGAAACGGGCATGGTCGAACCCGTGACAACGGTAAGCTTGAATGGAATCCTGAAATCAGTTCCGTTTATCTTCCTGTAAGCGTCGTTGCCTTCGGGGTCTTTGTAGGTAATCCATCTGTCTTCGGTGTAGAAGTTCTGCACCATAGACAGATACATTCGGCCACGTTCTCGGATTAACCTCGAATAAGACCTGACCTTGCCGCGCATCATGGTGTTGACGCGCTCTAAAAGGGCTGCGATTGCTTTATAAGCCAATACTGCTCTACCGGGTTCCCTTGCCATATCCAGATCAAACGAGCCGGACACAAGGAAGAACATATCTTTAAACAGCGAAATAGCGTTCTGTAAGTCTGCCGGAACTCTTGGGTAATCAAGATAGTGAATCCCGTTACCCTCTGCCGCGTTGACAGGGTTCAGGATGCCGGGGAAATTCGTAAGAGCATCGTTAGGAACGCCAGAAGTC